TTGTGCGTTCATTGCTGCAGCCTGTTTCTTGGCTGCCCTGTTTTGCATCAGCCCTCCGACTACTGCGCTACCTACTACTGCTTGCCACATAATATATCCTCTTTAAATTAAGCTGTACGCTTCCACATATAAACTACGACATACGGTTGTAAGTTCTTACCTGTTGCTGATTCACCTGCGTTAGCTGTTGTTGTTGTAACTGTAATATTTGTTGTAGCTGTTGATGTATTAACAGTAGTGGCGTTTACCCAAAAAGTAGAACCACCTGTGCCACCTTGTAACTGAGAATATCTTGTAAAAGTGTGGTTGTGTCCTGGATCATCAACAACAGACGCAGCTGTGTGGTTGTGTGTAGGTATGATTGAATCTTTACTACCACCAGTTTCTTCTACAGTATCAAAGTCTGAGTCAGAAGCGTTTAAACCTACTGGTACTTTACCTGCTCCAAATGCTGCCCAAGTACCAAACCCAAGTAACGTAGCAGGATTAGTTGCTACAGTAGCGTTCATGTAAATAGAACCAACAGGATACGCACCTACTAAAGCTGACTGAACAAACGCTGTAGTAGCTACTTGTGTACTAGATGTTCCTGCACTAGCTGTAGGTGCTGATGGTGTGCCAGTAAACGTAGGACCATTTAGATCAGACTTAGATGAAATAGCAGCAGCAATAGCGTTGTACTCTGCGTCTATCTCTGAGCCTTTAATAATTTTATTTGCGTCACCAGACGATAGTCCGTCTTTTTGTGCAAAGTTAGTTGCTTTTGTATAATCAGACATACCTATCCTTAAATTGTTTTACCTGCTTTAACATAAATATCTATCTTTTGTATTGACAAAGGTGCAGCGTTAATGTCTGCCTCAAATCCTAATTGCATAATAGAACCTGAGCCACCTAAGTTACTGTTGACTTCTTCTAACACTAAACCACTAGAGTATTCTGCAATAGCGTACTCACCGATACCGTACTCATAAACATTACCTGCTCGTAGCTTTTTAGTTATTGACCGATATGAATTAACATAATCAAAACCATACTTCAACGCTACGTCCTGACCTACGCCACCTACAACCACAAAGTTACCTTTCTTTAAAAACTTAATAGCTGTTGGGCTACCTAAGTCAAAGTAGTTGGTGTAGTAACGTAACCTGTAAGTAGCTGAGTCATCTGTAAATCCGAAGTACTTACCTATGTAACCTTTCTGTCCTAAGAAAAGATCGCCTGTATAAGTGACATGTAAGGCGGTAGGTTCAAGATTATCCCAGACAGTAGCCCTGGCTGCGCCATTCTGTAATCTACCTCGTAGATCAAAACAAAATACATACTTAGATGTTGGTAGTGTTAAAATATAAAAAGCATCTTTAGGATAGTAAGCAGCTTTAATCTTTTCTTTGTTAGTTTCTGACTCTACAAAAGATACTAGATCATCTCTAACATTAAACGATATGTCATTAATAGGTGCTGACTTTTCTTGGATGACTCGTGCAATACTTCTTACACCTGTGTCAGACAAGAACATAACATCCGTACCTGTTGTAACAATACTGTCTCTAGCAATACAACCAATGTCAGTGATTAAGTCTGCTAGTGTTAACTGAGTTACATCAATAGGATTAGAGTAAACAGCAATGTTTCTTTTACCAAATATAATTAAGAAACCGTTGTGTGCTGCTAGTCCTACTACCTCGTCACCATTAGGAAACACATCAATTAATGACAAAAAACCTGAGTCACCAGAAGATAAGTTAGTACCGTCTAGTAATGCACTAAAGTAAACTGTTTGTTTATCGTTAGCAATGTCAGCCCACCATGTTCTACCATAAGCACCTATAACTACATTAGGCTTAAAGTCAGCAGCAGAACTATATGTGGTAGGTACTGACCCAGCATCGCTAAGTAAGTTAAAACCGTAAGCACCAGTGTGTGCATGATCTGCTCCTAGTTTGTGATAGACTATAGGCAGATGACCAGCCTGTGCAAAGTAAGCATAAGGACTAGCTGTTGGTCCCTCACCGAATACAATACTAGCACCCATCCATTCGTTAGCTGTGATGCTGTAAGCTATTGTGCCTGATCCTGCTGCGTTAGATACTGTTGTGCTTACTGCTGTAACTAATGTACTTGCACCACTAGCTCTAGTAAATAACTTGTTGTTACCACCTGCAAACGTAACGTCTGGATTGGGTAAGTTATAAATAAACTCAACGCTGTTAGATGCTAGGTCAGAGTTTAAAGATGTGTTTACTTTACTCCAGCCACGCCTAGCACCAATACGACCAAACTTATCTATGACACAATTAAACGCTTCTAGTGCGTAGCCTGATGCAAGATCGACACTACTCTCTTGTGTGTTAATACCAAGAAAGCCTGGTGCTGATATTGTTGATGACTGTAACCTACCAGCCATTAGACTGCATCCCAGACGTACTGATCGTTCTGTCTACTTTCTGCCATAGCGATGTGATCTGCTAGTGACATATCTGCTAGAGTAGTAGCTTCTTGTGCTGATAAACCACCGTCTTCACCTCGTTCTGCTACAGCTTTTGCATAAGCATACTTAACTACAGGATCAGAAGGAACAAGTAACTCTGTTGAAGGATCTGTTAAAGCAGGTTGTGGTTTGTATAAGTTAAAATAAATGTTATAAACTTTATCAGGAATAGGATACAAATCTACTTGAGTATCTCCGTTGTTAACACCGTTAAAGTTATAGTACATCGGTGAACCTTT